ACAAGCACACCGAGGAAAAAAGCCGAAGCGGTGCAAGTTTGTTTGCTTCGCTGGGTTAAGTAAAAAAAATAATCAAACTAACTTTTTTTGCTCAACGGTTTTTGCCTCTGCGGTTCGCTTAACGTGGGGGGCGGGTCATATATAGTAGACTCTCATAGATTTTACGAGCAATTTTTAGGCATTTTACTGCTACGAGGAAAGCCTTGTTTAGAGATAATATTCTTATATTTCTAAGCCTTAGTTTAAGGGTTTGCCTAAGGGTTTGCTTAAGGCTCCCTATATGTATATGTATATGTATATGTATATGCCTATGTATATTATATAAAACTTTTTTAAATTTTTTTTCGTATATTAACGCGTGCAAGTAAAGTGTCGAAACAAAGTTTTTGAAGTTTACGAAGTTTCTGAAGCTGAGGAAAATAAACTGCAATTTACAAAAGATTGGCGCAATGCTTCTAAAAACGATTGGATTGTAACTGCGGATAATAAAGTTATACAAGTTATTGGCCGCAGAGATTACAAAAAAGACAGAAAAAAGAAGGTTTACTTAATTAGAACAGGTTATGGCGAAACTCCTACATACAAACCACAAATATACGCAAGGCAACAGCCTGACTATGAGTGGGATATACGTTATAAAAAGAATTTAGTTAGAAATGTTAAGCCTACTGCACTCCAAAGCGCTTTTATTCAACAACTTGTCGACTACTTTGAACCTAACGATAAAGGAATGTGGGAAATTCCTGATATTGTGGATGCATATATGTCCGTATATAACGACAATAACCCTTCAAGCTCTCTACGCAGGGCAATGGCCATACTAAGAAAGGACACTGTTAAAGAAGTTATGTCAAATTTAATGAAAGATCGTTTAGTAAATATTGGTGTTGACGATGATTACGTTGCATCTAAGTACAAAAACTTTATTGAAGATATGGATGCGCCTGCTAGTACACGGCTGCAAGCATTAAATAGAGTAAGTGACATACTGGGTCACGTTAAAAAAGAAGAAACCAGGACAGAGCAAACACTTGTTATGCTATCAGAGGGTGATAAGAAATTATTAGCGCAGCATAAAAAAGAATTGCCTGATAAAGATTTAATTAAAAGCTTACCAGTAAGTTAATAATGGCAAAACAAACTAAGCATTACAAAAAAAGTGGTCAAGTGCATAAAAGCGGTGTACATAAAATGCCTAACGGTCATCTGCACTCAGGTAAAACACACACAAAATCAAGCAAACGTGTTTTTCATTATGGCGAACTTAATAAAACAGCACAAGCAATCGCTAGAAAAAGCTGGAAAAAATAAGGAATTGTTATGGCAAAACGTGGATTGTACGCTAACATACAAGCTAAACGCAAACGCATTAAAGCTGGTTCAGGTGAAAAAATGAGAAAACCTGGAACTAAGGGTGCGCCTACTGCAAAAGCATTTAGAAAGTCAGCTAAGACAGCTAAAAAAAGACCTACAAAAAGAAAACGCAAGTGAAATAAAAAAAAGATGGCGTAGGTAATGCCTGGAAAAGCAAAAGCAATAAGAAAAACTACTAGTAAAGGCGGTAATTATCGCCCTACTAAAAAAGGCGCAGGTATGACTAAAAAAGGCGTAAAGGCATATCGCGCAGCTAACCCAGGTTCAAAGCTTAAAACAGCAGTTACGGGTAAAGTTAAAAAAGGTAGTAAAGCTGCTAAAAGAAGAAAATCGTATTGCGCTCGTTCATTAGGACAATTAAAAAGAAGTTCTGCAAAAACTAGAAACAATCCTGATTCACGCATTAGACAAGCGCGTAAGCGATGGAGATGTTAAATGCCTAAAGAAAAAATATCTATTCAGTTAAAAACTGATATTAAAAATATCCAATTAGGATTTATTTGCATAGAAGGTAAAGATTATCATATATCTCCAGCAGTTACTGCGTGTATTATGGATATGCTTGAAGAAATTGAAAACTTAGAAGATATTATTGATGAATTAAAAAATTCTGACATAGTAGCGAGGTCATAAATGGATCAACGTAAAAAAATACTAGAACGAATGTATGTAGACCCTTTTTTCTTTGCTAAAGTTTTATTTGGCGATAAAGAAAATCCTATGCATTATCACTTGCGTTGCGAATCGCCCCAATTTCATCGCGATATATTTAAAGCCTTACAAGACCTAGACGTTGGCGAAAAAATAGCGATAGTCGCGCCAAGAGGCCACGCAAAAACGACTTTAGTATCTTTGATATACCCATTGCATCAAATATTATTTGGTAATGAAAAATTTATTTTACTTATATCTGAATCAGAAACACAGTCTAAGTATTTGCTAGAGGCTATAGGAAACGAAATAGAATATAATAAAAAAATACACGAATACTTTGGTAACCGTATGGGGCCAACGTGGGGTAAAGAAGAAAAAGAAGTTATAACAAGTTTTGACGAAAACGGTGAAGCGTCCGGTTTATGTAAAGTTTTAATTAGAGGAACTGGACAAAAAGTTAGGGGTTTGAAGTATGGTGCATATAGACCTACATTAACTATCATTGATGATGGTGAAGGTGAAGCAAATACCCTTACTGAAATGTCAAGAGATAAGTTTAAACGGTGGTTTAACGCTGCTGTTATTCCGGGCTCTACCGACGCTAGGCTTTGTTTTATTGGAACCATTGTTGACGATAATTCGTATTTGAATAAAATTGCTGGGAGACGCTCTTTTAATAAACTTGGTGAGAGAATTGTCAAAGGATGGAAGACGCTTTTTTATCAAGCCATTCCACAAAATGTGGAGAATGGACAATTCATTGCCTCCGGAAAAGAGTTTCGCAGCAATAAAAAAGTTAAAGTATTATGGAAGGAGCATAGACCTTATAAGTGGCTAAAGGCAGAAAGAGACAGATTGAAGTCTGAAGGCCACGTTTCGTTTTTTTATCAGGAATATCAAAACATTCCTATGGATGATTCATTTCGTATATTTAAAGAATCAGATATACAATATTGGGATGGATACTATTCAAACGATGCAGGTCAATCTTATGTTACGAAAATTACAGACCAAGGTGAAGAAAGAGTTCCTGTTAACACTTTTATGGGTGTTGACCCAGCTTCCTCGGAAAGCGTCAAAGCTGACTATACGGTCATAATGGTTATAGCAGTTGATCCTGATTTTAATATTTATGTGATTGACTATTTTAGAGGGCAAGTATCTCCAATGGATGGTGCTGACCGAATTTTTGCTATGGCTGACATGTATTCTCCTAAAGATATAAAGATTGAGGAGACAGGTCACGTTATGTTAGCAGATTATATTCAACGGACTTCTAAGGAAACAGGAAGGTTTTTAAACATTAATGGCAAGAAAGCTATTAAAAACAAATATTACAGAATTAAACAAATGCAACCGTATTTTGCATCAAAAGCTATATTTATTAAAGAAACCCATTTTGATTTAATAGATGAACTGTTGCAATTTAAGGAAGTTGGTTCGTTTAAAAAAGATACACTTGATGCACTTAGATGGGCACTTGATGATGTGTGGAAGCCAAATCTTACATACAGAAATAAGGCTTGGATGGAACCTGAAAACGATAAAATAAAGGCTGACTGGGAAACTGGTCAAGTATTCTATAGCTAATGGCAATAAGTATAAAAAAATTAGATTTACCGGAAATTGACTTTACAGAAGTTTGGAATGAATATCATTTATATGAATCTTCAGGAGAAGAATGGCGGTATCAAATGGCAGAAGATGAAGATTTTTTCTTAGGCAATCAGCTAACTGAAGCACAAAAAGAATATTTAGAATCTGTGGGACAGCCGCCCGAGGCTAATAATAAAATTAGGCCGGCTGTTGAAACTGTGTTGGCAAACATAGCGGCGGCTTCCCCTGAATGGGATGTACGACCTATTGGTAAAACTGATAACGATATGGCATATGTTTGCAATCAAATGTTAGATATGGTGTGGAGAGAATCTGATGGAGATATACAATTTAGAAAAGCGTGTAAAGATTTTATTATAAAAGGATTGGCTTATTTTTATGTGTATCCTGATTGGAACTCAGATGGAGGTAAAGGAGGAGTAAGATTTAAGCGGATAAGTCCTGAGTCTGTATTTGTAGACCCTAATTCTATGTTACCTGATTTTTCAGACGCTTCTTCTATTTTGTTTTCAGATTTACATACAAAAGAATCATTAAAAGCTGTATTTCCACAATACGAACAACAAATAGAAGATGCAAGGGAAGATGAAGATAGAAATGAAGTAGGTTCAGGTAAATATTCTCGCGACCAAGTTTTTACACGAGATGATGTTAGTAAAGACCATCAAAGAATGGTAAGAAAATATATTCATTTTTCTAAAGTAAATGTTCCAAAAGCTTTAGTAACAGATACAAACACAGGAAAATCAAAAAAATTCGACAAAGAAGAATATAAAAGTTTAATAGAAGATGAGCGCTATCAATCGCTAGTAGAGCAGAATATAATTATAGAAGAGCTTGTGTACGACCAAAAAATTAGAGAAGTTGCATTATTTGGTGACCAACTTATCTATGACGAAGTTTTACCTATTTCTAAATATCCAATAGTTCCTGCGTGTAACGAGCATACATCTACTCCATACCCTTCAGGGGACGTGCGTCATTCAAAGTCACCGCAACGTATGTTAAACAGGACAGAAGCATTATTAATTTCTCACACCAGTGCCACAACAAATTTTAAATTACTTTATGAGGACGGAGCGCTCGACCCAGGTGAAGTTAATAAATGGCACATACCTAATGCGCTCATTCGGGTTAATCCGGGTGCTTTGAGGGAGCAGAAGATTAAAGAGTTTGCTCCGCCCTCCATAAGTTCGCAATTGTATAGCGAAAAAGCTCGCTATGAATTAGACATTGAGCAGGTATTTGGTGCGTATAAATATTTACAAGGTTCAGCATCAGACGCTCCGGGATCTGTTGGCGAAGCTGCAATTGTTGACGAAGCGGTTGCAAGAAAACAAAATTGGAAAATACTTCCTGTGTATGATATGTTAACAAGAAGTGCGGATATTGTGCAACAGTGGATGCCAAATGTATACACAACGCAACGAGTATTGCGCGTTGTTAATCCTGATGGTAATGAACAAGAGTTAATGCTAAACGAACCTGTTATTGATGATAAGTCAGGAGCAGTTATTAAAATGTACGATATGGAAACTGCAAGAATAGATGTTAAGGTGGTTATTGGCAGTACAAGAGCTAAGTCTCCTGCAGCAGATTTACAAAGAGATTTAACATTGTTAAACGCAGGCATATACGATAAAACACAAGTTATTATGAATATGCAAGGCGATATTGACAAGTCAGCATTAATACAACGCAATAGTGAAATACAACAATTGCGCGGTATGGTAGAGCAAATGGACGCAGAATTAAAACAAATGCGCGGAGATATGCAGACACGCGAAAGAGAAATCTTCCACGCAAATATGAGGGCAGAAATTGCTGAGGCTACAAAACCAGTACAACAAGCCCTAAGCAATGTAAAGGCAAACGCAAAACTTGAAGAAGCGAGACAGCGTGACGTATCTAAAAAGGCTAAAGAAGATACGTCCTCTGTATTAAACGCGATTAACTCTCAAACAGCGGCTCCTATACTTGGATAACCGCACAAAAAACGGAGCATCGAATGGCTAAAGAACAAGCACAGATAACCGACATCGTAGGTGGGGATAACCCAAAAGGCGACTTTATGTTAGATACATTAAATGAATTTAACAAAGGTGTACCACAGGGCTCTCCTGATGAAAATCAAACAGACGGTGAAGTTTCTGAGGAAAAAAGTGCCAACTCTGAAGTACAAATGACAGAAGCAGAAGCAAAAACTTGGTTAATTGAAAACAAATTCCCCGACAACGAGGAAGGACGTTCTAAATTAGCAGAGTCTTACAAAAAGCTTCAAAGCGAAAAAGATAAAATGTCAAATGATTATCAAACTAAAGAAGAAAAATACAAGCAACTAGATAGCTTGGATACTTTTTTAAAAGATAATCCTGAGGTTGTATCTAAAATGCGTAATGAAATTCAAAAGGTAAGCAACGCAACTGTAGCGCCTGAGAAACCCGAGGACTATGACCCTTACGAGGAAAATGTTCCCGGTTCTACATCTCAACAATGGCGTGAATTGCAAGATCAGTATCTTATCAGAATGGGCTCTGAAGGCGCAAAGCAAGAACTTAATAAGTTCAGGCAAGAGCTTCAGGCTGAAAAAGCAACCCAAGCTGAGATAGATACATTGAATAACCTTGGATTAAATAACGAAGAAATACAGGAATACAGGGACTTTATTAATGACCCTAATGTAGTTACTCCTGAAAATCTCGTTAACATTTGGAGATATATGAGTGGCAAAAGGAATAACGAAACTGCATCTACTAATCCCAAAAACTCTAATTTGCAAGGTTCGAGCGGTCGAACGAGCATCGCGAGTGTAAGCGGAGTTACGCCTTCTCCGAAGAAATCGTCAGATAAGCAAAAAGAAGATTTTTTTGATGGACTTATGCAGTTTTCTAATAATTACTCCAATTTGAAAGGTAAGTAATACTTATGGCTAATACTTCATATGGAACTGGAACCGCAATGCAATTCAGCGATGGAACGCAAAGACAGGTTTTAGAACTCGGAAGTAAAATTCACTATTACAACCCCGATGTAACACCAATCTTCTCACTATTTGGAATGAGCAGTATAGCAACGCCTGTACCGATTTTTGAATGGATGGAAGATGAGCATATGATAAAGCGTAGCGTAAAAGTAAGCTTTGCTGGTGGAAGCGCTGGAGCAGATTCAGGAACTACAGTTCTCTCTGATACCGCAACAAGTGGCGTCAATGGAGAAAATGCTGTTGTTAACTTCCCAAGACAAGCTCAAACAGAAATGTTTGAAGTTGGTGGAATCTACAGTGCTACTCTAGCTGGTTCAGCTTCTATGGCAACTGACGTAACTCACTTAATCTGTATCGCTATTGGTAAAGATGTTAATGTAACATCACCTAGCGACAGGTCAGTGCAGTTTGTTGGTGCACACGTTCACGCATCATTAAACGCTTATAATACAGAAGCAATTGCTGGTGGAACAGATATTATCGGTTTTAACACCGATTCAACTCTGACACTATCTTATGTTGCTACTGCTGGTCAGCTTTATGACAATGGTACAGCTGTATCACAATATGGTTACCAAACTCACAGTGGAACTAACGGTTTTGGCGAAATAAACTTTGCTGATGCTGATTATTTCATGGTTGAGGGTGGCCCTGGTCAATATGCTGAAGGTGCTGGCGTTGGTTTAGAAACACGAAAAAAAGTACGCAGACTAAAGAACTGTACACAGATTTTCCGTGAACCTTATACCATCACTGGTACAGCAGACGCTTCCAAACATTATGGCGGTTCAGAACTTGCGCGCTTACAAGCTCGTAAGCTTGCTAAAATCAAAGTAGATTGTGAAAATGCTATCTTAACTCAAGGTAACATTTCACTTGACGCTACTTCTGAAAACCCAAAAAGAACCTTCGCAGGTTTTGGTATTGGGCAATCAGCAAGCACAGGTTTTGTTCAGTCACTTGATGGACGCGGAGATACTAATATGCAACTTGGCTACTCAGCCGGAACTATGAATAACATGGATGATATATGTGAATATATTTTCCACGATATGGTTGCAGGATCTATGCGTAAGACAGTGTTTGCATCGAATAAGTGGCTAAAGAAGATGTCCTCTATGGTTCGTATGGGTACTGGTGCTGGCACCGGTACAACAGCGTTCTATGATTTAGGTGACTCTGCTCAAGCTGCTGGTGTTCGCGTGCGTCGATTCGTTGGCGCAGTTGGTGAATTAGACTTTATTCCACACCCTCTATTAAATGGTGCTAACGAAGATTATGCACTTGTTGTCGACCCAGCGAACTTTAGTGTTCGCCCATTATCAGGTCGCGATATGCAGCTTCGCAGTGACATAGTTAAAGATGGTCGTGATGGACAAACCGATGAATGGCTAGTTGAGTTTGGCGTGGAAGCACGCAATGAACAGACTCACGCTATTTTAAAGTTAACTTAAGTCTGATACTTCATAATCAATGTTTAGGGGGCAGGTCATGCGTGTAAACGCTCTATCTGCCCCTAAAGACATAAAAAAAGAAAGGCTTTAAAATGCCAAAAGTAGGAAAAAAGAAATTTCCTTATACAAAAAAAGGAAAAGCTGCTGCAAAGCGTGCAAAGTCAACTACGCCTAAAAAAGCAATGAAAAGAAAATATTAAGTTGAAAAGCAAAAAAATAAAAAAAGAAACTAATTTGTTTTTAATTTGCGTTATGAATGGATTTAAAAAAATCTTTGGTAAAGGTTACAAGTAATGACTGAAACAACTTACGGTACTGGTGCGACAGTGTTTTCTGATGGAAGCACACGAACAGTTAGTGGTTTGCAAAAAATGAGAAAAAAACGCAAAAAACGTAAGACAAAAAGTAAAAGAAAAAAATAATGAGATATAGAGAAGCATATCAATTAATTGACGCAGCTTTACATAAAGCAGAGATTGGGTTTCCAGTTACAGAGGTTTTAAAAGCAACGTTTTTTGACCAAGAGGTAGAAAACATAGGATTACGAGTTGTAAAAAAATCAATAATGCAAAGTTTTACTGCGTCAGGCAAAGAATTTGTTTTAACAGACAGCAAGCGCACTAATAAAATTTATAAAGTAGAAATAGAAGATGGAACAGGCGCAACAAAGTCAGTTCCTTTTGTAGACGATTCTGTTATGTTTTTCAATACAGACGAAGATACAATTGCTAATTTAGCTTTTAGTGTTAGAACAGATGCTACATCAGGAAGTATGAGTGCTGGAACTAGAGCAAATCCTTGTGCTATTACAGCTGCTTCTCATGGATTAGATACAGGTGATTTTGTTATTTTTAGTGAAGTTGTAGGTTTAGATCATGATACAACAGGTGTTAACGCGCTAAATGGCAAACGACTTGCAATTACAAAGGTAGATGATAACTCATTTACAGTAGCTGTAAATACAAGCTCAGGATACGGAGGAAATGCTACAGCAGGAAAATGGCAAGAGGATACGTTAAAAATAGTTTTTAATAAAACTCCGTCGGCAAGCAGCACTGCAATAAGAGTTTTTTATTATGCAAGACCTGAACCAAAAACAGACAATACAAGTCGTGTAGACCTTCCAGGTCAATTGGTTCCTTGCGCAATACACAGAACGGTTGCACAAATATTAAATCTTGACGGAAATTTACAATTAGGTTCAGGACATAGAGGCCTCGCGAAAGCATTAGAGAGTGAATATATGGGCACGGATAGAGCAAGGGAAGCAATGCCTGACCTTGTATCTATGCCGTTGCAAGATTTTGTAAATAAATAGTAAGAGGAAGTAATGGCAACATTTCAAGTCAGAGTAGAAGATTTAATAGGCTCCGTAGGAGATACACAGCTCATATCGGACAGTTTAACTTCTGCTACTGAAGAATTAGTTAGTACGCTTCCAAAAGAATGTTTGTGGGTTGTATCTGACAACAGCGGTGACCAATCATCTGCTTATACTTTAAATCGGTGTGTAATTTTAAATGTATATAGAGAAAGCGGTACCAATGGACAATATCGCGCTTGCAAAGAGGTTCCAGCTCATTACCTTGCTGACGTTGAAGATGTTAATAGTGTATGGTATCCTTCTACTTCAGAACCAGTGTATATATTAAGAAACTCTAGTGTTTATGTGTATCCAACTCCCGCCGGAAGTCCAAACGCATTTCAAGTTGAATTTGTTAGCACACCCTCAGTAGCTTTTGGTTCTAGTTCTATTGCAAATTTTCCTGACGAATACGAATCTGTAGTCGTGACTGGGGCTGCAATGAAATGCTTAACTCGCCTAATGTCTGATAGCGTTGCTTCTTTAACGGTAGTACCTCCTGATGTGCCTGATGTTCCAAATATTTCTTATTCAAATGCAATTGTTGGTGATGCTGTCAATTCTGCTCAAGATGTACCTACAGGTAGTGTAGCACCAACCGATGCAGCTGGTGTATCAGCAACCGCAGCAACAACTAATGCAACTGCAAGTACAGACTCTGCATATACTTCGCCTAGCGTAGAAGGGCACACTGTAGATAAAGGACTTCTTTCTATGACGGGTGGAGTTATTAATACAGACGCAGATCAAATTGATTATGATAAATTTTGGGATGTGTTAGCTGATTATATTGAAAATGAAGAAGATGTTGAACTTGCAAATGTACAATTATCTAAAATAAGAACATATATTGACGCATTTCAAGCGGAAGTACAAGACGCCTCTTCTGCTATGCAAGCTACCATTGAAGATGCGCGTCAATCAACTCAAGCAAGCGTATCAAATGCTGGTAACGACACATCTGTGTATACTTCGTCTATTTCAAGTCAAACACAGGCATCTATAGCTAACGCTTCAAACGATGTTAATGTTGCTGTATCTAAAATGAGAGAATCTACGGGAGCAGCAATTCAAAAAATGTCGCTTTCTACTAATACTAATATTCAAAACGCAGCAAGAGCAATGGATGCATTGATTCAAGATTATACATTAACAATAAGTAGATACTCACAAGAATTAGCACAATATCAAGCAGAAGTTTCTAAGGAGTTAGGAGAAAGCAATGCTAAATTCTCACAGTACAGCAAAATTTACGATAATCTATCAAAAGACTACGAGCGTGGTTTAACTATAATAACAAATAGGTTTAGGCAGTACGATAAGCAGCAGGCGCGTAGCTAATGGCTACAAATGATGTAACGTTAACTTATAAAAACTCTTGTATTCCACAAGAACTTGATAGTGGTGGTACTCGCTGGTTTATGGATAGTGATTGCGGACGTAAGCTTTCAGGTAACTCTATTTTGTCGTCAGAAATGGGAAATACTTTAAATTATGTTTCTGCTGGCGATGTAACAGATAGTACGGCTATAGACTTAGAAACTGGATTTGATTTTTTTTATTTAAAATGCGTATCAGGAAATGATGTAAAGCTTTCTTTTGATGGAGGATCTAATTATTTAGTATTACTATCAGCAGGTGAAGCTTTTGCATCTTTTGTAGATAGTTCTGCGGCAGACATAAAATTTTTAACAGCTACTGGTGGAGGAAGCTCCGTAGTAGAATATTTAACAGTAACGTAATGGCACAAGACAGAAAAATACAATTTGCAACACAAGTCATTCCAAAAATAGAGTCAGGGCTTGAAGGACATAGTAGCCCTCGTCATAACAAACTTCACACTAGCGTCAATAAAACGTTAGGCGGAAATGGATATATAGATGTTAATGCTACTCAAGCAGACGATAGCTGGACTTCCTTTATTGCGCCTGCAGCGGATTGGGATAGTAATTTAAGTCAATGGGAAGCAGCTACAGATACTTGGGATGGTATAATAACAATATCTAGCTCGTTAGTTCAATTAACAAGCAATTCAAACACTATGGCTTTTTGTTATATAAAAAACACAGGAACAAATACCGTTAAGGTAACGCTGGAATACGGCGCAGGTTCGCCGACGTTTCCAATGAAAGTAAAAGGCGGAGCAAGTGTCCAGTTTAGAGGAAACGGGATAGATACCAATAAAATTGGCGTAATAAGGGACTCTGCTGATTCAACCATAGAATATGTAATAGCGAAAACATAATGCCAAAACAAGTAAAAATAATAGATGATTTCTCAGGTGGTGAAAATTCTTTTGTTGGTTCCCGCAAAATAGAAGATAATGAATTAACAAAACTGCAAAATTTAACCGTTGGAGCAAGTGGTGTTATTCGGTCAGGAACAGTAGGAACAGCTGCAATATCTTCTAGTGTTGGTAACGGGTTAGACCCGTACCCTACAACACTTAGTACGCTTATAAAAGATGGCCATAATTTATTTACATTTAGCTCAGATAGGCACTATAACGGAAAACAAGACAATGGAGCTTCTGTAGCAGGTGAAGATTGGGTAGCTATAGCAGACTCTACAGGTTCAAATAAAATTAATATTTTTGGTAAAAACAACGGGCAAGGTTTAACAATAAGTAGTATTACTGCAGCATCTGACGCAGCAATTACAACTTCAGCCAATCATAATTTATTAGCAGGAGACGTTGTAAGGTTTAATGGTATGACTGGAACAATGGGCACTTTGTTAAATGGAACAATACATGCAGTTAAAGCAAAATCTAGCGACACTGTGTTTACAATAGAAGAAGATAGTTCTTCTGCCAGTACAACTATAGGAAGCGGTGGCAGGGTTAAAGGTGGAGCTCCAGGTTGGATTGATGCAGGAGATGAACCACAGCCTTCAGATGCAACTAATTCAATTATAGATTTTTCTTTTGCCGATGGCGTATTAAGAGCATCAAATGGAAATTATGCAACTTCAGGCCAATCAAATAGCTGGTGGGGATATATAGATAGAGAATTATTTACTGATGCAAGCATAACAGATAAGGTGATTGCTGATTGGTATCCAATGAACGCTGAATGTAAAAAACCCAATCCTTCTACATTTAAATTAGCAGAAACACTAGGACTTGTTGCTTCAGCAACATATTCATTTAATCCAGCATTAGCAGGAAACGGAACTTCAGACTCTACAGACACAGACTTTGAAGATGAAGAAACTATGCAAACAGGAGGTTTAAGTAACGCTCCTACAATAACATCAATCACAGTAGAAGTAAGTATTATAGACGAAGAAGATGGAAAAGCACTTTATGACAACGTTATAGTTAGGGTTGGTAGATCTGTAGACACAGGAAGTTCTTTTGATGGCTCTAACTTTGAAGAATGGAATTTGTCAGGAGCTGGTTCAGGGACTAGGACTTTAACTTTTACGGGAAGCTTGGCTATTGCTAATGGCACTGCGCAAGGTATACGTTCTGAATTGGTAATTACCGCAGCGGATGTTGCTGATTCAATTACTATTAATATAAATACTATTACAGTGAACGAAACAAGCGGCTCTTGGTCTAACCATGCAGGTTTAGCAGGGAATAATGTCCACGTTGGTTTTAACGAAGATACAGTGTCAGGCTCAACAGGTTGGGGTGGAAATTGGGAAGTAGGTGTAAGTTTTATGTACGACCATCCACGCCGACAAGAAAGCACAATCACAACGTGCACAAACGAAGCAACAGGTGGCGTAGGACACGTTGTATTAACAAACGGTAAAGCTCCTAGTATACCTATATTTATAAAATACGACAATGACTCGGCAACGTCTGCGAATAACTGGAATAGACGAGTTACTGGTTGCAAATTGTATATGCGTGAATTGCAATCACCAAGAAGTAGTGATTCTTCAGAATGGTTTCCTCAAGCTGAGTGTGATTTTGTAGACGGAACTGTTACTGCTTTTGAAAGTGGCAAAACAACTACAGCAGAATACAACGCAGCAAATGGTCAAATTATCTTTTTTTTAAATAGAGATAATTTTATTAGACCTCACAAAAGGTCAACGTATGAAATAGAAAGCGGTATTCCTGAAGGTGAAACGGTTACTAATCCAAGATATAAAACTTCAGTAGTTGCAAATAGACGATTGTATGTAGGCAATGTAATGGCTACATACCCTGACGGAAAAGAAGAAGTATTAGGCGATACGATGATAAAATCTGTTGTAGATAATTACGATGTATTGCCTTTAAAAAATGCAATAGATGCGTCAGTTAAAGATGGTGATGAAATTGTAAGACTAATGCATTATGGTGATAGAATATTGCAATACAAAAAAAGAACGTTATATATTATAAATATTTCTCAAGACAAAGAATATTTAGAGTCAACGCACGCGCAAAAAGGTATTCCTGTTAAATCAGCAGTTGTAGAAACAGATTATGGAATTGCTTGGGTAAATCAACACGGTTGTTATTTATACAATGGAAGAACTGTTGTCGATTTAATGGTTGATCGTCAAGGAAAAAGAAAATTTGACCCTGAAGCGTGGAAAGGTTCTATTGGAACAGCTGTAGACGCACCTGTTAGCGTAGGTTACAGTGCTACAGGAAAAATTCTTGTTGTTGATTTAAAAGCTAATAGCACGTCACTACACGCATACGTGTATGATTTTAAAACAGGAGCGTGGTCATCTAATCCCGGAAGTATGACAAGCGCAGACAATGATAAATCAAGAAGTAATTTTGTACAAAGGTGGGATGGTGAATTAATGTATTCTAATGCTGGTGCGTTTTATTTATGGAAAGATGAAATGCACAAAGGAAGTTTAGCAGACTTTACAACTAAAGATTATATTCTTGCAGCTCCGCATAAAAAAGTAAAATTATATAACGTATATGTGACATATAAATCTACAGAGGAAATTACTACCGCTGTTCAAAAGCTTAGATACGCTGTAGATGGCACAGGAAATTTTAACAACTTTGCTTCTTGCTCTGTAGATAGCGCAGCTGTAACTCATTTACCTTCTACATTTACTGCTTTAAAAAATGGAGGCACAGCTGTTTTAACAGATGGAACAACTACTGCTGCTGCAGTAAATGACGCTATAACTATAGATGTTTCCGGAGCGTTTGAGGTTGAACTTGGTGATTTTATATCTATTGAAGGCAATAATGATGAATATATGAAAGTACTTGAAGTTCAATTTACAAACGTATTAAGAGTAGCAAGAGGGCATCCTATTGGTGGAATTATTGACTCTACAAGCAATGATAGCGCATTAACAGTTTTAAAATGGAAACAAGCAAAATTTGGAATTACAGAGACAGTGGACACTGAAGCAAGAAATGGTGTAACTTGCAATAGCGTGCAGGTACGATTTAGACCAGCTGTCGCAACCGGTTTAATGGTACAAAGCATTATTTTTGAGTACAGACCTTTATTTAAGGAAAATACATAATGGCATATATGGAAAAAGAAGGATTTAACCCAGCAAACCCTGTCAATGAAGATGATTTATATAGAGACATTCTTGCAATTAAAAACAAAGCTCAAAATAAAATAGAGGTAAAGACTGGCTCACCAAGTGTTAATGACTTAGAAGAAGGTGGAATAACTTTACGTTATGTGCCAGGTCAAGGTATGTTCTTATTTGTAAGATACATTAATAGATTGTTTAATACAAGACTAGCTGAAGAAGGTCGTACAGGTATACAAAAAATAACTGACAGCACAGGCGGAACTGTCACAGATACAGTAGATGATACAACTTCAGCGCAAAAAGATGACGTTGCAACTTTAGCAGCTAAAGTAAACGAGATTATAGGAAAATTATAATGGCAGAAATACAATATCCACAATACCCTGTTCAAGAAGGCCCCAGCTTTAGTTCAATTGTACAACGACAAAGAATGGGTATAGATGATGCTTTAATGGCAGAGCAAGCACAAAAAGAAAGAGTGCAAAAATTAGCGGTTACAGGTGGTAAAGCATTTATGGGCTATGATAAAATGTTGCGTGGTTTTATGCAAGCTAAGTACGCTAATCCTGAATTAAAGTTTTGGGATTATGCATCAAATCCAACTACAGGTGCAGCATATAGACTTGAAGGTCAAAGAAAAATTGCACAAGATATAAAAAGTGGCGTAGATCCAAAAGATATACCAGGAATGAAGTTTGGAGAAAGACAAAAAGCAGGATTAAAAGGTATTTTTGGAAAAGACGCGCCTTTAGATTTAAAAAGCGATGCACCAATAGTTAAAAGCTTAGAAGCGTCAGGTAAAGAAAAAATAGCAGAAGCAGGTATGGGACTTGACCCTGTACCCGGAGATGCTATGGCTGCTCAACTAGAATATGATGATTTGGCTTTAGCTAATGCAGGAGCAGAAGAAGCTGCTAAGGGCGGTTTAAAAAGCACACTAGGCAAGGCTGCCGGTGGTATTGGGGCTGGACTATCTATTGCGTCAGGAGCGAAAAGATTGCAAAGCGAGGATGAAATGACTAGAGTAGGTGGCGCGTTGCAAGTAGGTGGTGGTGTTGCTGGTGCGGTTGCTTTAACTAACTTTTGGAATCCAGTAGGTTGGG